GCGTATGTTTCAGTGTAATCAAACGCCAACTCATCCATGTTCACTGGTGTTTGAAATACGCCCATGTCTTTTTGTTTGTCGCCAGTCAGACCAAGATCCTCATACTCTTGAACAGCAGCCTGATACTTCTTGCTTGCCCTGCTCATACCTCGCCTTGGCGTTGTAGCTAAAGCAACTAAAGCATCGTATTCAGCCTCAGACATCATAGAACCTATGCCGTCACGCATACCGCCCATATAAGGGAAGTTTATTGCAGGATCTACGCCCGGATCAGTGGTAGTGGTGTCTGTGGTTGTTGTGTCTGTAGTGTCAGCTTCTGGAGTTCTTTCCCTAAAATAGCTTATTTCAGGGCCAAATCCGGGCCGATACCCAACCTCTGCAAGCTCTTCTGCCGTTTTAGCCACTGGGCCTCTAAGTCCAGCTTGACGGGACGCCGCAGATCCAAGGCCAAACCTAACACTCGGAGGCACATAATCTTGGTTAAACCCTCCTGTAGGGCCACCCATATCCATGCGAACAGGTGCTTGACCAAGTCTTTGAACCTCACCTAACTGGCGCTGATACTCTTGTGGGTTTACAGATACGATGCCACCCATGTTGTAGCCGTCATAAGCTGAATACCGCCTGTTAGCACCAGATACATCCATGTTGTAATCTTGACCAACCTGAGCCAAAGACGTACCTAGAAGATCGTATGCTCTATCTGATTCTGCTTGGCGCTCACGCTCAGCTTCACGGGCCATGCGCTCGTAGCCTTCCTGCATCTCTATGTCGCCTTGAATACCACTGCCTACCGCTATCGGCAGGATTGCAGAAGTCTTTGTGAGGCCTTTTCCTGCCTCCAATGCAAACTTTCCGGGTTGATCCATCATGTTTTGCAAGACTCTGCTTTGAGATGCATCTACAGCCGTATCGAGGCCTCTAGTCGCCATTTCTACTTGGCTTGGCATAGGCGGCCCTACCTGCCCTGAAGGAAGGGCTTGCGGGGTTGTTAAGCTAGATATCGTGTCTTGTGCAGTTTGCATCTTTGCAAGCTCTTGAGCGTACTGAGGGCTGGCTTTATCTAAAACAGCCATTGCACTTTGAGAGGCCTCTAAAGCTGACTCCGCACCAGTAACCGTATCTGCTAGATTAGAAGCTGTAGTTGCCGCTTCAGCAACGCCCGGATCAACCGCCTTTGATGCCGCCCCCAAAGCAGAGCCAAGTCCATAGCCTGTAAGGCCAGAAGCAATACCCTTCTTGAGGTCGCCAGTCATGGCTGTTGTGGCAAGGCCTGAGCCTATAGCGCCTGCTAGGGCGCTGTTAGCGCCTATTGCAGCCAAGGTGCTTCCTAGCGCACCTGTGCCTAAAGCGCCAGCAGCGGCTGTAAACGCGCCGGGAGCGGCCATGCTTGCCAGCATAGGGATAAGAAAGGCAAACGCCTCTGGCTGACCTGTGACAGGGTTTGTAGTTAAACCGCCGGGGGTGAGTGATGCTATGCCCTGCACCTCTGCTGGATTCATGTGAACCAACATACTGTCGCCGTAACGACCATACTGGGCCATCTGTTCTGCTTGTGGCTGTAATGGCGCTTGCTGTAGCTGTCCTCTTACATAGTTCATTAACTTGTCTCCACCCCGAATAGGTTAAAACTTACATTGGCGGCGCTGGAATAAACCTTGACCACATCTGTTTGAGAGAGGCAAATGCCTATTACAACCGTCCTTGTGGTGGTTGCTGCAAGATCCTCGTCGTAAAAAATAAACTGCTTGTCATCGGCTGTTGCACCGCCAACGTGAACACTGACTCTAAACGTGATGCCAGAACCGCCACGGTTGCATATAACCAATGAGCTAACAGTTGTTTGTGTTAGGTCGGGCGTTGTGTACAAAGTCGTTGTTGTAGTCGCGCTGACATCAACCTGACCAAGTACCTTGATAACGTCTGTCACGATGCACCCATAAGCAGGAACTGAAACCTACGCATAGCTAAAGATCCAGCCTTGTCGCCTTGGGTCTTTGCTAGGTTTACGTCGTTTTCTATCTGATCCATTGCTTGTTCTATGGTTCTGCGAGTAATCGCCTCGTTGTTAACATCATACTCTGGCGTTGGAACAGGTAGTGGGTTTTGTCTTGTTGCCATTAGCGCCTACCGTCCTGTCGCATATCAAACCTAAGATCACCAAGCCTCCAGCCAAAACCAGACCCGCTGCTCTCAATACGAACGATTGCATGTCTTGCTCTTGTGCGTATGTGTGACTGCTGGGTTGAAGATGTAACCGTAGCTGTTGCTTGGGTTGTGGGCGTTTCTAGCGGGAAGTTGCTGCCTTTGATTGTGAAATCAACAGACGCATCTGATGTAGCTCCACGGAAGCTAAAGTCAGGGATTATCCTGCTAATCATCATAAACCGCTCACCTTCACCTATCTCTAGATCACCTGACTCAACAAACGCTGTCATTGCCTGACCGTCATCATCAAAGCCAGTTTCATGGCTGTATAGGTAGTTTGCGTCGGTGACCCCAGTGTTTACGCTGGATGCAATAGGGTTGGAGTTCTTGGAATAACCAATCCAAGCGCCACGATCCAAAGTGCCTACAGCCCAAAGGTTTTCAGCGTAGTTGTACGACACATAGTTGGTAATCTCTGTATCGCTTTCGCCCACAGGGTAGAACCAAATAACTTCTGAAAAGTCATTGTTTTCTGCTGCAAAGACCTTGAACGCCTGACCTTTGTTCAAGTTGGTAAACACATGCTCTTTAACGCTACAAGGCAGTGGCTGCACTGAGCCGTTGTAGACATAGAACCCACCAGAATCCATGAAGTACACGGAGCCTCTGGCGTTAACCGCCGCGTTTGGGGAGATCATAGAGATGTCTGTGCTTAGCGTTGAAAACTGGAAGGTAAACGGAGCGCCAGTAAACCGCATTGAGTGCAAACTTACATCTGTAAAAACAAGTATCTCTTGCCTTGTCTGTACGGCACCAATGATCTCTGATCCAGAGTTTATCCTTACACCACCAGCGGTATTTGTTGCTGTTGGCGTCCAATCTGCTGCGTTCTCTTGATCAGAGAACCTAACTAATAACGGGTCAATAGTTGATGAGCCAATCGGATTAGAGCCAAAAGCAATAACGTGCTGATCTATGTCAGATACAAGAATCTGCAAAGCAACAGTCGGTGTGTTTGATGCCCCTGCAAGAGAGCCGATCTCTATGGCCCTAGTGCTTGTGCCAGAGCTTTCGTCCCAGTAATAAATACCACCGCCTCTAGCATTGAACACCAAGTCCTCACCAAAGTTGTCTTGGCTGAACAATCGCAACTGCCCAGCCGCAGATATACTGCTAGAACTGCCCCAAGCGCCAGAACTCCAAGTGCCTGCTCCGAAACCAGTGCCCTGAACGAAAGTGTTCAAGCCTGTGTTTATCTGATAAGTCGCAACAGTAGAACTACCGCCGTTACCTGTATCGCTAGAGTTTGCGATTACCTCGGTTCCGTTTGTGTCCTTAGCCGTAATCGTGAAGGTGTTGGTCGTTGGCACAGAAGTAATCTGATACTCCTGATTTAAGACAGCGGCTGTGACTAGCCCACCAAGAGAAGCTGCGCTACTAAAAGTAACAAAGTCATTAACAACCGCGCCATGAGCGTTCTCTGTAACTGTGATCGTTGAAGAGCCGTTTGTTGCTGCAAATGTAGCATCACCCGCGCCAGAGGTGAGCCTTATTGGGGTTACGTCGTTGTACCCAGCGCCTTCAGCTACATAGAACTTTAGATTAGTGCCTACGCCTAGATAATTTATGGACTCCAAAGATGACCAGTTGTGCAGGGATCTACAGACACCAAGAAAGCTTTGATCTGTGTACTTCTCCCAACCCCCTATCTTTTCAACTCTGCCTTGGCGAAAGCGTATCTTGTCAGCATCAAACCATCCTGCATCAGCAGAATACTCTGTGCCTTCTTTGTTTACGCCGGGGGCAAACTTGATCTTACTGAGAGCCATGTTTAACGCGGCCCTCTCTGCTTACGTCTGCGTTTTTTCCTGCTAGATGTCTGATCAGGCTGAGCGACTTTCTTCCTGCCTTTCTTAGGCTTAGTGACCTTTTGAGTTCTCGGCTTTACTGGAAGCAATGCTGACAAATCAGGAGCTACAAAAGGTTTAGGCGTTGCTGCTGCCCTTGCTTCCGCAGGAGTAGTCGCAGGCGGTAGCGGCAATGGTTGCCTCAAAGCTGGCGTAGCAACCACAGGAGGCGCTGGCATCGGTGCTGGCATTGGGATATTTGCTGGCTCCCCTCTTCCGCCACCAAGTAATGCATCTATACCAACGGGTACGGCTGGCGTTGGTTGGGGCTGGGTCATCAAAGAGCCACCACCTCTGCCGCCAAATGGAAATAAATCAGACATCTTGGGATTTAACGGGGGCTTAAACGGC